TCGAGACTAAGTATGACGCCAAGGACTTGGCCTATGGCCGTGCGGCTGTGTACGCCGTTGGACGTATGCGGGAGATCCTGGACGGCCTGAACGCTTTGCGTAATGACAAGGGCATGATCGTCATTCTGATCGCCCATTGCCAGATACGCCGGTTCGATAGCCCGGAAGTTGAGCCATATGACCGCTATATGCCCAAGCTACAGGACAAGGCAAACGCTGTTGTTCGCGAGTGGGCTGATGCCGTGCTGTTCTGCAACTACAAGACCGTAGTTAAGAAAGACGATGTTGGGTTTAATCAGACCAACAATCGCGGTATCAGCACTGGCGAGCGTCTGCTGTTTACCAGTGAGAAGCCAGCCTACATGGCTAAGAACCGCTATTCCATGCCTGAAACCATCCCGCTGTCTTGGGATGACTTTGCCTCTGCCATCAATTAACCAAGGAGAACTGCACTATGCCTATTATTGACTTTGACCCTGTTGAGTCTGACTTCGCTCCGCGTACATTTGAGCCGCTGCCGCGCGGTGACTATACCGCCATGATTACCGATAGCGTGGTCAAAACGACCAAGGCTGGTACTGGCGAATTCATTGCGCTTACCATTGAGATCATTGACGGTTCGTACTCTGGCCGCAAGATTTGGGACAATCTGAACGTCAAGAACCTAAACCCAACGGCGCAAAACATTGCTCAGGCCAGCCTGACAAAATACTTTAGGTCGTGCGGGTTGGACTTGGAGAAAGGCGCGGACACGACTGCGCTGTACAACATCCCCTTTAAGCTGACGCTGGGCATTGATCGCAAGGACGAAACTCGTAACGCCGTCCTTGGCTCTGGCCCGCTTGGTTCTGCATTAAAGCCTAAGACTCCGGTTTCCCGCCCTGGTGTGGAAGCTGCCAAGAAGCCTTGGGAAAAGTAATATGACTGACGCCCCGGAAGCCAATTACCCGACTGCCCAGAAGATTTACGACTGGTATGAATCCAAGCGTGAAGGACACCGCGAGCATCTTGGCGCGTCCTTGATTGGGCATGAGTGTGATCGGTTTCTGTGGCTGACGTTTCGCTGGGCGGCGTCCCCCGTTTTCGGGGGGCGCGTCTTGCGTCTATTTGGAACTGGTAAGCGGGAGGAGCAACGTGTTTACGAAGAATTACAGGCCATTGGGGTTGAACTACACACCGAGCAAGACGGCAAGCAAATCGAGTGCCGTGACCGTCGCGGTCATTTCGGTGGTAGTGTTGACGGCATTGGCAGGGGCTTTGCTGAAGGGCCGGAGACTTGGGCTGTTCTAGAGATTAAGACGGCAAACTTCTCAGCGTCCAAGAAGCTGAAGGAGGCCGGTGTTGCCAAGGCAAAGCCACAGCATTACGCCCAGATGATGATCTATATGGGTATGCTGAAGCTGGAGCGAGCGCTTTATCTGAGCGTCAACAAGAACACTGACGAACTTTACACTGAATGGGTGCCGTTTGATGAAGGCACGTTCAATGACTTGATGCGCCGCGCTGAACGGATTGTCGGGGCAACCGAGCCTGGTCCAAAGGTTGCTGATAGCGCGTCAAAGATGCCGTGCAAATGGTGCGACTTTGCGCCGTTCTGCCATGACACGCAGCCCGCTGAGTTCAACTGCCGTACTTGCTGCCACTCCACGCCCAAGGAAGACGGCAAGTGGCATTGCCATGAGCATGACAAGGAACTGTCAGCAGATGACCAGCGCAAGGGCTGTGACAGCCACCTGTTTATCCCCGCTCTGGTGCATGGAACAGCAATTGATGCTGATGTGGGATTTGTCGAGTACCTGCTGGAAGGCACCGGCGAGACATTCAAGAACGGCCCGGCCCATGTGAGTAGCCGTGAAGTGGTTAAACGCGGGCGCAAGAAGGCTGCGCCAAAGCAGGACGTAAGCAATATTGAAGGCTTTAACGACGATATTCCGTTTTGAGGAATTAACCATGCTTGACAGACGTTTAGACCCGAAAAAAGATACAAAACTTCAGAATATCATTCTGGAAATTCAGCATCGTGATGATGACCGGGTATATATCCGCCACAATACCAAGTCTGTTGAGTTGATACAGTATAGCGCGGAGCGCGGCATGAGCCGCAAGGCTATGGAAAAGATTTGGTCGCACAGACTGTTGAACCTGGTGCTGGGCCATAAGGCGGCGAAATGAGAAAGCCCGTTATTCCACTTATTGATTACATGGCGAACCCGCGCATTGTTAATCGGTTTTGGGGTTACGTTGACAAATCAAATGGCCCGAATGCTTGTTGGCCGTGGACTGGAAGCACTGCAAAAAGCGGATACGGAAATTTTAAGGTCGCCAGTCATGTAACTATAAGAGCAAGCAGATTTGCTTACGCCGTTGCTAACAAGCGCGACCCTGGTGCCATGTTTACCTGTCACACTTGCGATAATCCGCCCTGTTGCAACCCCAAGCATTTGTGGCTTGGTGATACCAAAGCAAATTCGCATGACATGGTAAAAAAGGGCCGCAACAACACGGGGCCGCAAGACGGTCACAACAATGGCAATGCTAAGTTGTCCGCAGAGGAGGCCGCAAAGATCAAGGAGTGCATCCTTGCTGGCATGAATAACAAGGTGATTGCTGAAATATTTGAGATAACGCATTCGCTTGTCAGTTTAATTAGGCTTGGTAAACTTTGGGGCGATGTCCCTTTAACCAAGAAATATTCCAGTATCATCAAGCAAACAGAAGACAACGCATTGGAGGAAAAATGACTGGCATTAGATTGGTTGCCAATTGGTCGGCTGTTGAAGGCGACATCAAGAAAAGCCCAGATTGGGATGAATTGCAGCCCTTGGTGAAACTGGACATTCTAAAAGATTGGATAGGTCTTTTAGACACGGAATATAATTCTTGTATGTACGAATGGCGTAGAGAAGTTAAGAAGCCTAAAAAGAAAACTGTGAACCAGAAATGACCAACATGATTGAACGCGTGGCGCAGGCCATCCTTGCCAAAGACCCTGAAGGGATGTTTTCGATCCACTACGCGCGGGTTTACGCCAAGGCCGCCATTCTCGCCATGCGGGAGCCTACGGAAGCTATGCTTGAAGCAGCCGACGCAGTTATGCTGCATAGGCCGGTGGTCGAAAAGCCAGACAGGCTTTCTACTCTCACTCTTGGCTTTAACGCCATGATCGACGCCGCGCTGGAGGAAAAGAAATGACTGACATGATTGAACGGGTGGCGCGGGCGCTGTACGAGAACTTCGCGGCGGAACCGAACGACAAGAGCTTTGCGGCGCTAGCCAATACATGGCGCAAGCCCGCCCGTGCCGCCATTGCCGCCATGCGGGATTGTACGCCTGAGATGCTGGACGCCGGATCAGCCGCGCACCCGGCGGGTGGGTATGTGCGCGAGACGCTGCTCACCGACATCATCGAATGCGAGTGGGTGGCGATGTGTGACGCGGCGCTGGAGGAAAAATGATTATCTTAGGCATAGACCCCGGCCTGTCAGGCGCGCTGGCGTTCTTGGACACCAAGACCGGCATGATCGCGGTGGAGGATATGCCCACCGTGAACGTCATGCGGAACCGCAAGGAAAAGCGGGAAGTCAGCGCCCAGCTAGTTGCGGCCATCGTGATTAAACGCCATGCCGAGGCGGCATTCTTGGAGAAGGTCAATGCTATGGCCGGTCAGGGCGTCAGCAGCGTATTCAGCTTTGGCCGCTCTGCAGGCATCATAGAAGGCGTCCTGGCGGCCTATGACATCCCAACCACGCTTGTCACGCCTCAGGCTTGGCAGAAGGCTATGGGCGTCAGGGACGGCAAGGACGGGTCTAGGGAACGAGCCATGCAGCTATTCCCGGCCAGCGCGGAGCTATTCCAGCGTAAGAAGGACGATGGGCGGTCTGACGCGGCCCTTATTGCCAAGTATGGGTCTGATGCGCGTTCTTGACCTATTTTCTGGCATTGGCGGGTTCAGCCTTGGCCTTGAACGGGCTGGGATGCAGACCGTTGCCTTCTGTGAAATCGAGCCATATCCTCGCGCTGTTTTGAGAAAGCACTGGCCCAATGTCCCTTGCTACGAGGATGTGCGAACTCTTACGGCGGAAAGATTAAACGCAGATGGCATCGGACCAATTGATGTTATTTGCGGGGGATTTCCTTGCCAGCCATTCAGCCAAGCCGGAAAACAATTGGCAGAAAAAGATGTGCGCCATCTCTGGCCTGAATATTTTAGGCTTGTCAAAGAATGTCGGCCATCTTGGGTTATTGGAGAAAATGTTATTGGCCTCATCAACCTGGGCCTCGACGCCGTGCTTGATGACTTGGAAGGCATTGGGTACGCCACAAGGACGTTTGATATTCCAGCTTGCGCGGTTGGCGCTCCACATTACAGACGAAGGGTGTGGATTACTGCCAACGCCACAAGCGGGGGACGAGCGAGCGGCTTTAACGGGGACACAAAATCAATTGATGTTGTCTCATATAGCGAAGATTTGGCCTACTCCGACTGCCCGTTGCTACAAGGGGGGGGGGGGGGGAAATTTAAAGAAAGGGCTAAAGGCCCGTTGCCCCCCCCCCCCGCCCCCAAAAAAATTATTATTCCCAAAAAATGACTTTAAAAAAACAGATAACGAATATTCGTCAGTAAACCCTGATGCTCTTGCCGATGGTGATACTGATGGTAAAGGAACCGGTAACTTTTTAGATGTTTATAATGAACAAGCGGGTGCAATCCAAGATATTTTAGAAAGAAAATCTGAAATAGTTTTAAACCAATACAAGTCAAACTCACCTTACACAACACCAAGTGCATAATGAAACTTTACAACACATTTAAATCTCTTATTTTAGAAGTAGCATCAATCGACTCAATTGTCGATGCTATTAAAAATAAAGATAAGATAATCATTTATTACGACGGTGATGAACCGGGAGGACGTGGTTTAAGAAATATTGAACCCGTTTGTTTCGGATATTCAAAAGCCGGAAACCCTGTGTTAAGAGCTTGGGATGAAGAAGGTGCTTCTCACACCGGTTATAAAGGTGAACAACCTTTGCCAGGATGGAGATTATTTAGAGCGGACAAAATCCTTTCTTTTAAACCATCAGGTGAAAAA